TCCTGTCATTTTCGAATTTTTGTCCGGAGGTAAATCACATCTTCAGCATATCATAGTAGGTATAGTTCCTCTCCATATACTTCGATGGATTCTCTAAGTAGCAAGCCTCTAAGTCACCCGGTCTCCGTTTATCGTAGACAACATCAAAATCAACTTCGTTGGTTTGTTTGAATATATCTATGATCTCTCCGACAGTTTTAGTATCACCATAGGCAAGATTCTCAATACTATTAGAAGGATTTTCAATAGCCTTGATGATAGCACGACAGATATCATTCACATGAACATATTCTCTTACACAAGTACCATCGGAAGTATTATAATCATTCCCATAGACTGTGAATGATTTTGTCTTTGTTGCTTCAATTAATTTATAGAATAATCCGTCAGGATTAGTAGGTTCATATCCATCAGTACCAATTACATTATAGAATCGAAAGGTTGTATAGGTCTTTGCTTTTTCTCTTACAATATCTTCTGCGATACGTTTAGAGAATCCGTAAGGTGAATCAGGTGATGCAGCAGCACCGGTAGATGCAAAGATGAAGTTATCACACTTTACATTATTCAAAAGATTAATCGTACCTTGTACATTTGTTGTATAGTATTCAGTAGGATTACTCACAGATTCACCTACACGAACTAATGCTGCCAAATGAATGATCGTATCGAATTCCCAAGGCATATCATTGAAACTAAACAGATAATCTTCTATATCGTAGTTAATGTTAAAATTAACCTTTTTGTCCAGTCGATATACATCATAGTCTAATTTACTCAGCATCTTACAGAGATGTTGTCCGATATAACCTTCAGATCCAGTAACAAGTATTTTCATTCGAATATCTTTGACCATTTTTTAAGTTTCTCTTTCTTATTGATTCTGGCAGCATTCACAAAAGAATCTGATAGATATGCTTTCTCAACCAATATATCAATCATTGCTAATAGATCGCCAACCTCTTCTTCTAGTTTCTCACGATTAGATAATGAGGTTTCATCTGGCCATCTACCTTCACCACCAAATCGTAATACTTTAGAAATTGCCTGTGTCACTTCTGCACATTCTTCTTGAGTGATTAATAAAGTCTCTCTCAAAGGTTCGTTTAGTTTTTTATCCATTTAATAATACCTGTTCAAGCATTATGTCATTATCACTTGCACCATGAACAAATTCATTACAGATATTCATAGATTGTTCTTTATCGTTTAATTTGATTCGTTGTGCTTCTTTACCATCTAACATCAATTTAGATAGATATGTTCCACTATCTTCCAAATATATTTCTGCACGCCTTGAATTATTATTAAAAGTTGCAACGACTTTCATATTTCCTCCTAATGTAATGTACTATGCAATCATACCAATGAACCGATTTAATACAACTCGACTAGTATTTCTCTTACCTGCATACTTAGTAAACGCCGAAAGTAGTTTCCGTTTCGTTGCATTTTCTTCCACCACTAATTCTGCACCTTCTTCGATTTCCATGCCTTTAGAATTCAGTAGATAATACTCATCGTAACCTTCAGATTTCAATGTGAGATATTTCTCGTTTCTGAATTGAGACTTAATTACATCGTGATTAACACCAACACCAAAGAATTGATACACTTTACTTTTGAAAGTATAAGATGATAAAACATAGAAACCTAATACATTACTTTGTGTGCGAGCCTTCAATAACTTGATATAACTCGCAGTCATTTTTCTAGAATCTCCACTCCAAATAATTTCTTGATGTTTGGTCACAGGATCACGAATAACCAATCTAGAAGATGTATAGCGATTCATCGAATCTTCACCTAGAACACGATCAGTGCGGCCACCTTCACCATCAGTTAAAATGACGGTATTCACAATCTGAAGTTTATTGTCTTTCTGAAACTTAGGTACAATTTTCATTGCAGCAACAATCGTTTCGTTCAGAGGTGTACCACCTAGAGCAAACCAACGAGGTGTACAGGTAAAATCTCTATTACCAAATCTCAAGAGTTGTTCTGCGGCATACGAAAACTCACTTGCAGACATCTTTGAGGAAAATATATTCATCAGAAAGAATTTATCTAAAGCAATATCACCATTCTTTTCAGTTACATTCCAAGATTGTTTATGTGACATATCATAGTATTCTCCATCATCTTTAAAATAATTATCAGAAAATGCATACACTTCAAATGGTATACTGACCTTACGGCAAAATGCAACAAGGTTATATAACTGCTTAATTGTATCTCCCATGTATTCAGCCATGCTACCTGACCAATCGAGGAACATTACAAGACCATGTGATTTACCACCGGGAATAACTGTAATCTTCTTGAAGATATCTTCACTGAATTTATAGTTATGAATCTTATTGAGATTCAATTCACCGGTTTTAGCAATGGTTGCACGTTTCAATTGGTCAGCATTCTTTCTCAATTCAAATTCTTTGGTGAGATAAGATACTGCACGATTTGAATCTTTCCGAAGTTTTATAAAATTTTCTTTGGAAAGTCTTTCGAATTCGGCAAATTCTGACTGCACGTTTTTACCATATCTTTGAATATTGTCATTTTTATTTGTATTGTAATAAGATTTATATCTGTTCCATAAAGTCTTATAATCAATAATTGACTCATCTAGATTTACATCAGGAATATTACCATAACGATAATTCACATTGGAGTGTAGTCGTTCTTCGTTTTTACGGAATGCTTCATCGGTAAATGATCGAATCTCTTCATCATCAATATTAGATGGATTATCTTGAGAATTAGTTGAATTAGAATCCTGTTTACCTGGAATAGTTTCTTCAGATTCTTTAGTTGTCTCTTCACCAGTACCTTCAGTTTCTTCAGTTTCTTTCTCTAGTTCCGATTCATCACCAAAGTCATTCCAATCATCCCAATCATCCATACCTGAATCTGATTTGAATGATTCTTCTTCATCTTCATACTCTTCTTTACCATTTTCTTGTTTATTTTTCTCTTCTTTGATATAATCCATTACCTTCTTGCAAAGAGTAATTACATCATCATAAGTTTCAGTCGATTCCGCTTCACGGACCAATTTCATTTCTTCTTCTGAAAATTTAATACCTTGTAATGCACCACCTTTCGTGAATAGGTTTAGACGATCAATGAAGTTCATAAGATTAAGATCAGTGCCTAAGGTATTGAAGAAATCTTTTTCAATTAGTTCACGATAACCTTTGAGGAAGGATTGGCGAATACCTGGATATTTGTTTTTGATTTTCTTTTCAATACGAACATCTTCAAGTACATTCATGACGGACCTGGACAATTTCATTTCATGTGCTTTTTTCATACCATCTGCTGGAGTATATAAAGCATGGCCAACTTCATGGCCCATGAATAGATCATATAAGAATGATGATATATTATTATCAAGAACAGGTACGGTGAGAATACGATTTTCAACATCAAAGGATGCTGTCGTAACCTTACGTTGTTCAATAGTAAGGTTTTCAGTTGCCATCAATTTGGCAAGAAGGGATTTAGATTGAATAAGTTCCATGTGATCTCCTAGTTGATGAGACCATTATATCAGAGATTGATGATATGGTCAACCGATATGTTCATATGTGTTGTATTTTAACAACACTTTCCTAAACTTCTTAACCATATCTTTACATTTAGAATAATCCATTCCAAAATCTTTAATTAATTCTTTTTTAGGTTCTGTTGCCATGTATGCCTGAATTTCATCAAATAGAACATTATTACCATATTGTCTTGTATTAGTTAATACTGAACACATTCTATTATAATCATCAACATAATTAGTTTGAAACTCTGTATTTAATACAGACATTTCTTCTCTATATTCATCATTCATGTAATATAATGCATGAGCAATTTCATGATCAATTGTATTAGAATCATTCATTAATGTTCCAATGACATAATACTTATTATCCAGATTAAGCCTATCTTTAATTATGCTAATTAGCATACTTTCACGAGGATAATATTCAGCATTAATCTTATTACTCCATTCTTCTATTACATATCCAGGAACATTAAATCCAGTCCAATAGTTGAAGTAATCAAGTTCACCATCAGTTTTCATTTGTTCTTCAATAAATGTTTCTAATGTGAATGCTTTTTGATATAAATTTGGATTTGCCGATTCATAATACTCTTGGACTCTAAAAAAAGTCATGGTTAGGTCTTTTTGTTCATTAAATTTAATTAATAAACAATTATCGACAACAATTTCAGTTTTAAAATTCATTATTTTTTCTCTAAATTCCAAGAACCATCTTTATTATCAATCCAAATCAATTGGTCACCTTCTTTCCAACCGGCTTTCTCTAATAAATCGGGCGGAAATGTCAAAAGTGCATCACCTGTTACTGGATCGTCCTCAACAGTAAGAGTCCAACAATTTTTTGAGTTTTTTTCATCATCTAATCTACGACTTTCAATCATATGTTCAGCAATCATTTCATCAATGAGTGTTCCAGAGTAGTCAAAATCGTATTTTACGAGATGATAGGCTAAATCCTGAGGTGAAATGAATCTTAAATTGTCAAAAATCTCAGAAAGTGCTTGTTGAATAACATCTTCTTCTTTTTTATCTAACATAATATAACTTTTCCATTAAAGAACTTCATTTTTTCGACCAAGTGATGCGGGATTCATGCCAGGAGTGACATAAACATAAGAGGATTTGTGTATAGGTGCTGTACACATAGCAATTTCGTCAACTTTTTGTTTGTCCGATTCTGAAAGTTTGTAATAATCTTTCATAATACCAGATTTTGTCAAAGGACCTAGAACAACAGTATCTAAAGATTTTATTTTTGCAGTTTGTCGATAATTTGACAATGAATATTCAGCACCTAATGTTGTTTTTACATTAGATTTTTTAGGTTTTGTCTCAATATTCAGAGATTTTAACCATTTTTCGTATTCTTGCTGCTTTTTTACACTAATTTTACGCTTTTTTGACTTGGCAATTTTCGCATGAATAATCATTTGTAACTTCCATTACATAAAACTATATTATATCACGAAAATTTCATGTAGTCAAGTGTAAAATTACTTCATGTAAACTGTTTCGGTCTCATTTTCTTGAAAAAACTTATCATATTCGAAATTTTTCATATGTTTTTTAATTTCTGTATGAGTTTTTCTCTTTTTACCAGTTGGTTTCTTAGTAAAACCAGAATCGTCATTATAATCTTTGTTCTTTCTGAACTTTCCTAAAAACTTTGACACCTATTTCTCCTACTATTATGGGATTAAATTGGGAAATGCTTCTTTGACAAACTTATAATTCAAACCTTTTACGCCTAAATCTTTCTTAAAGATACCAATAACAACTTCAGCCTCACGAAACTCTAGAGATTCTAGAATTTGTAATAGTAATTCGTTTCTTTTTTGTGGGGATAGTTTTTCTGCTGTTGGATGACCTTTTTGAAAAAGGTATAGTTTTCTCAACTGAGCAGATATTTGAGATATTGAGATTCCAGGAAGAGTATCCGGAGCCTTGTAGTTTTCTGGTAATTCAGAAACCAACCATTCAAATTGTGGATGGTATGCCAATCTTAAAACTTCAGTAAGCGTGTGTGATAGATTTTTTTCTATCACTGCCATTTTTTCTTTTTTTGAAGTCACTTCTTCAAATTCATCAAAAATCTCATACATATATTTCATTAGAATTCCTCAAATACATCCATTAAATTCTGTAATTTGTGTTCAATAAAATAACTTATCATTTTCTGT